GCAATTCTGACAATGTCATCCAAATCTACTTGTCGTCTGAACCCTAAGATGTTATCGTCCCCAAAATTATGCAAGGGGACGTCGTCAAAGAAATCAGCATAACTGGTCCCTGTACTCTTGCAATAAGAATACATCAGGATGATCGGAAGTCCTTTCGTATTATTGAATGTGACATTACTATCGCCTGTTGAACCACCATATCGCTTAGCGAGGAGCCCACCGGGTGCGGTAGGATGTTCCTCGAAACAAGCTTGTTGTGAAATTTTCTTTATGGAATCCCAAGTATCATCGGTGATCTCATCAAACACTTTTGGCAACCGGACTTTCCCAAGCTCTTCGTCAATCAGGTTTACGACATATGAATGTTTCGTCTGTTCAATTGCACATCTTATATGCTTTTCGATTGTGGCATGGGCCGGGTGGTGTTCAAAACCTTTGGACCGAAATCCGCCAATCACCTTGAAAACCCCGTCAGATAGGACTGAATCCATGGCGGTCACATCAATGGAATACACCTCATTGCACGATGATATATCCTCAAAAATATGAGACATATGGCTCCCAGATAATGGCATTGCTACCTTCTCATGGGAGTCATAATAATTGTGACGGTTATTCAGATCGAAATTCAAAATTCCTTGTTGAACATTGTTGAACCCTGCTGTTGCTACGATTGATCTCATCTTACCGGGATTTTTGATAATCTTCTCCTTCTCCACAACTTGGCTTTTTGGAAAGGAATGGGCCAGGGCTGGATACCATCGCCCCGTCAAGTATGGCTGCTTGGATAATTCAACAAGTGGCCAAAACCAACCCGCACGTTGCAATTGTTTTCGGTTTTTAATCCCAGAATCCTCATATGTAAAAGGGAGTCCGGCACTATATTTCTTATAACTTAAGAAACGTCGGGTAAGCTTGTACGGGTCTGCTATAATCGATTCATCAAACATGTCGGGGTTGCGTTTGTAAATCGCTTCCACCATACCTTCAACTTGACCGTCGGTAATGGCATCAACGAACCCACCTTTGTTATACCTAGCCAGGGATGCCAGCATGACTTCTTTAGTTGCCAAGGTAGATGCATCAACACCACTCTCGAATGCATCCGGTAGTTTTGTCTGTAGCCAGGTATCCACGTATGGACTCCTGTTTACCCGCCTCCTAAATTCAGTTGGTGATAGCTGGGCCAATTTGTTCTCTCCATTTAAGAAGTTTACATAATGGCTCAAAGTGTCGTCAAAGGATGCGGGAATAAACACAGG